AGATTGCTACAGACGGAAGTAATTTTTATCTGGCTGGGTTTGACGCATCGGATACTGACAAGCCTCACGTCTTGAAAATAAACTCATCGGGTACGTTGGTTTCTGACCGGATTATTAGTAATGGCAGGGGTTCGCCTCAAGACATAGTGCATCACGATGGCAGTTTGTATATTTATATAGTAGACGGACGCGATCCTTCTGATAATCGTTTTTCAGCCGTAGTAAAACACAGTGCAAGCGACCTATCTACGGAAGGCGCGCAGGCTTACAGTATTTCTGGCAACCGGCTAGGCTCTGCAACAAGAATTGCTGTTGGTGATGATGGTGTTTATGTGGTGACTGCCAGCACTAGCATTACGACTGATTTTTCTATATTTAAAACGGCAAGCCTGTCTGATTTTTCTATTGATTGGCAGTCAACCATAAATCCTGGGGGAACTGATACAAGTTTTAATGTTGGCGGCATAAGCGTTGACGATACACATTTTTATGTGACTACATCGGCAGGAGATACAGGCGAAGATGACGGTCGATATTTTATTGTTAAAGGCCCAAGAAGCGGTAATTTAATACCTAGCGGCTCAAGAATAGCAACTGCTTCTTATGCCCACCAATCAAATAGTGCTGGCACCAAAACCTTGTCATCTGAAGGATCAACATTTACGGCAACAGGTTTTACGTCAGATACAAATCAATTCACTCTTACGTATGTAGATGAGCAGTAGGAGAAACAAATATGTACGCAAAGATTACAAACGGCTCAGTCGATCAATACCCGTACACGATTGGACAGCTACGCCGTGACAATCCGAATACATCTTTTTCAAGGGTTATCCCGGAGACTGTATTAAATGATTACGGCGTTTTTTCTGTCGTTGAAGTCAGTGAACCAGAATATGACAATACGAAAAACATTGCGGAAGGCACTCCTGTTTTTGTAGATGGCAAGTGGACTCAGGTGTGGCGTGTTACTGATGCAAGCTCAGAAGAAATTTCAGATCGTGCAATTAAGCAGGGTGCTGAAGTACGTAAGGCACGTGATGTACTTTTAGAAGAAACAGACCACTACGGATTGTCTGATGTCACGATGCCTGATGCCATGAAAACGTACAGGCAGGCACTGCGCGATGTGCCACAGCAGTCGGGGTTTCCGTCAAACATTACATGGCCTGATAAGCCGTGATATGTGAAAACAATTGTGCTGTATCTGGTGTTGAACACTTACACCTACACATGGGTTATTGGAAGCAGAACGAGGCTAGAACATTACAGAGTTTGCAAATACAAGGAGCTGAATAGCGAATCAGATCAAACGTACACCTGGTATTTACCTTGGCCTAATTCATATTGCGATCCTTACGTTATATATGAGGTGACAAATGATTGACCCGATTACGGCTGCGGCGGCGGCTACAAAAGCATACGCAGGGGTCAAAGCATTTATCGAGGCAGGTAAGTCCATTGAGGATACGTTTCAGGTAGTAGCCAGATGGCAGGGCCATGCATCGGATGTTTTGTATGCAAACCAGAGGCAGCAGAAAAAACGCAACCCACTTAAAGATGTGGTGTTTGCAAACTCAGTAGAAGCAGAAGCGGCACAGATGTTTGCCGCAAAGAAAAGAATAGAGACGCAGAGAAAAGAAGTAATAACTTTACTGCAGTATGCATACGGTAATGAAGGTTTAGAGGAATACCGTAACTGCATGAAAGAAGTTCAGGCGCAGAGGCAGAGAGAAGTTTATGCACAGCAAGAAGCAAAGGATGCGTTAATTAAATCATTTTGGATTGCAGTTCTTGTGGGTATAGCTGGTTTATTGATTACATTTATTGTTACAGCAGTGTCAGGAAAATAAAGATGGAAGAGTCAACAAAACAAGTAATAGATGTAATCAGCTTTGGCACTGTTCTAGGCACTATTTCTGCCATTCTTCCACCACTTTCTGCTCTATTTACGATTATTTGGGTAGGTATCCGTATTTGGGAGACCGATACAGTCCAAGAGTTATTAGGCCGAAAACGTAGGCGCGATAAAAAGGGTCGATTCGTCAAGGATGATGACTAATGTTACAAGCACTGTTAGGGCCGGTAGCAGGGTTAGCAAAGACATGGATCAACAATCGTCATGAGCAATCTCAAGCAAAACATCAAGCAAAGATGCAGGTCATTAGTAACACAGCTACCTGGGAAGAAAAGATGGCTCAGGCCAGTGCTAGTAGCTGGAAAGATGAGTTCTGGACGATCGTATTGGCGGTTCCGCTCTTTTGCTTGGGCTATAGCGTTATTGTTGATGACCCCGCGATTCTTCAGCGTGTTTCTAGTAGTTTTGCTGCTTTGGATGATCTGCCGGATTGGTATCAGTATTTATTGTTTCTGGCGGTATCTGCATCGTTCGGAATACGTGGTGCTGATAAGCTGATGAAGCTGAGGGCCAAGTAATGGCAGAGTTATTTGCTACCGCTGAAAATGAAGACAAAGCTAATGAGATTATCAAGCTATATAACCAATATCTT